CTAAGAGATAGCCGTTAGCACCAGAAGTTCCGCCTGTAATAGTTGTACCAACGGCAGGTACAGTTCCACCACCACCGTCAAAAGGTAGCCAGCGAACATTAGTAGCGTCTATGTTGTAGCTACCGCCAAGAGTAGCTGAGATTGTTACTGCACCTAAAGAGCCTGTCATTGACGCAGGTGAATTAGCGTGCCAGCGAGTATCAGTGCGAATAGTCAATGAACCCCCGTTTATGGTCATAGCTTCGCCAGCCGTTCGTGCTGCATCTTCTAGGTATACTGCCGATGTGATTGTTGCCATTAAAACGCCTCGTCAAATCTTTGATAAGTTAAAGTTGCTCTATCAGTCCACGCATCCGTGTACGATGTAACCGTTCCATTGTTTGAAACAGTTGCATAGGACACCGAAGTATCAGTGACTTTTTGTACTAGCCAAGTGCCATCAGGTTTAGTTTTTCCGAAATATGAAGTTGTGCCGTCTTCTATGTCGTTTACTGAGAAGTCTGCAAGGGTAGAGGCTGAAGCTGTGACAGAGCCAGTAATTTGTAATGCTCCCGATCCGTCTAATTTTAAAGGTAGTGGGATACCGGCTTCGTTTGTAGCTACCCAACTTGAGCCGCCACCACCGCCACCGCCAACTGGTTTTTCTAAGATGTCTTTTAGAATCTTGTTTGAGGTGTCTAGCTTCTTTTCAACTTTAGAAAGGTCAGTTTTTGGTATTTCAGGGAACTTGATGGCTTTTATCTGTTTTACGACATTAGATAATCCGTCTTTAATAGGTGAAAGGTCAGGGGCATCTACCTGAATATTAGGTGCTTCGGCCACCATTTTGATTTTTTCTATTGCTTTGATGACCGGGGAAAGGTCAATCTCTTTTTGTTCGGGTACTTCTGGAAAGTTCTTGACTGAAACTTCAGTTGGTATTTCTGGAAAAGATTTTGGTAGTTGGTCAAGTTTCTCGCCAAGACCCAGTAGAGCTTCCTTTAATGGGCTTAAATCCAGTCTATTGGATTCAGTGATGATTCCTAACTCAGTGATAGCTTCAACAACCTTAGCGACATCTGGAGTTGCAACAGAAGATATTTGATTAACAACTTCAGTCTTAGTGATTTTGCCGTCTAAATAAGAAACTAACCGTTGCATTACTTCCACAATGGTCGTGTCGATTGAATTAAGAGTGGCTATTTCTTGTTCGTGCCGTGCTTGGTCAAGCTCAGCCCTAGCTCTGTCTTCATTCTGTTGTCTGATTCTGAGTATTGGATCGTCCATTTTACCTATAGATAACAGTTATTTTGGAAGTCCCAGCAGTAACAATTCGTAGTCCGGTCTTAAAAGCTGTGTCAAAGGTGTATGTACCCTCTACGACTGATGCTTTTAGTTCAGCTAGGTTAGTGGTAGTACCTGAAGTTCCGTCAATGATTTTGATAGAACCGGCAGCAGTTTCACCAACTACAATGGCTTTTAATACACCAGTACCAGTTTTAACCTGAGTGGTTGTTGCTGTTGAGATGTAAGCGTTCTCAAAAATTTCGTTCATAATTTCTCCTTAGTAGGCAGTTTTAACACTTGCCCAGGTGCTTTTAACTAGGCTTCTCTTGTCCAAGTGCCAAGTACTCTTTCGACTACAAAAGCACTGTCAGTAGTAGCTTCGTTTACTGCTTTTAGTACGATGTAGCTTCCAGCAGGTTGGCTTGTTGCAACTGCGTCTTTGTCGTCAGCAGCGGTAAAACCGTTTCCAACAATCTTGTCACCACTGTTCGGGCTAACTGTTACAGTTATACCCTCAGCACCAACTCTGATTGGGAAAGTTACACCAGCTGTGCCAGCAGCAGCAGCAGGTAGTGTGACTGTGCAAGTAGCGGTTACATTCTGAACCACACCTGAGTCACCAGCGTCTAGTGTTTTGTTAGTAGAAACTGTTTCTGCTTCTACATGACCAAAACCGTCTAAATTAACTGTTGCCATTATTTACTCTCTTTCTTAGCTTTTGGAGCTTTAGCTTCTGCTTCGTCTCTTTTGCGACCAGCCTCTAATTCAGCGTTAAAGTCGTCAATCCTTTTTTGGGTAAGACGGACTGCATCTGCTTTTACTTCCTCTAGCCATTCAATATTGTTTGACATTTAAGTCCTCCCTAAAAATTAAGCAGTCTTGTGGATACCGATTGCTTTTACTTTGTTTGTGTCTACGAATGCATCGTATACAACACGACCCTCGACCAACCAACCGTTGATACCAGGTGCATTCTTGTGAGTGACATAGTCAGTCAAAAGCATTGGAGCAGTGGTAGCTACTGGGTGAGTAACGATTAAGTTAGTGTTAGATGGCATCCTAGAACTTGGGCAAAGAACAATCTTTACACCGTCAACAGTTCCAAGAGAACCTTTCTTTAAGTCGCTGTAAGCGCTGTCACTGTCAAGTACGAAACCACTTTGTTTTAAGAAGTTGTAGTATTGAGCAGTCATAACGGCAACACGACCCTCTTCAGGTACTTGGTTGTCGCTTATATCAGCGTTGATAGCTAAGAAATCAACATAGGCGTTAGCAGCAGTAGTATCAGCGTCACCAACTATGTCATCTCTGTTGGCAGTAGCACCGGCAGTACCGATTGCAGCTAGTACATAAGTATCGATTTCTGGTGTAACGACTTCTTTAAGTTGTCGAGCTAGGAATTTTCCTGCTTCAGTAACAAAGTTAGATTCGTCGTTGTTTCTTCGATCAATAGTTGTTGTGAAAGCTCGGTCTCTTGCTAGAGTCCAAGTTTGTAGAGTTGTTCCTAATTCAGATGGTGAACCATACCTATTAGCACCACTTCTGGTGTAGTTGCCCATAGCAACTGTATCTACCGAGTAGATCTTTATAGCGCCAGAACCAACCCAGTCATAGTCATCATTTGTCAATAACTTGGTTTTGCTCTCAGCAGCAAATCTCTCGGAAACTTTTTTCTGGAATTTTGTAGCTAGATTTATAGCCATTTCTTTAGTCTCCTATTGCCTACCAGCGGTCAAATTCGTCATCAAACGCTTTGACAGCTGCGTCTTGTTTCGGCTCTTTAGCAGGAGCACTTGGAGCGGGAGTAACCGCTGCCTTTTCTTTAGCAGACGATTGCTTTTCTCTCCTAGCCCCTAACTGGGTGAGCTTCTCGACTAGGCCTGCTTTAGTTTGTAAAAATGCGTACAGGTCGCCATTTACTGATACTGGATTACCCAGTTCATCCATTTGAACAAATCTTGCTTCAAACTCATCGATGGCCTGATTTAAATACTCGGCAACTTCGGGAGTTGGTTCTTTGAAAACCTCTATTGAATTTAAGGCTTTCTCATATTGATTTGTTAAACGGTCAGAATTAGCGTTGACCTTGTTGTTGTAAGCGTCTATTTGAAGCTGTCTTAGTGCTAAGTCTTGTTCGTCTTGAGCTGCTTCGAGGTGTTGGCGTGCCATTTCCTCTTGAGCCTGTTGTCGTTCAAGTCTAGCTTGTTGACGGGCTTCATAAGCCTTACGAGCTTGTTCTTTTTGGTCATCAGTTTGACCATCGGATTCTGCCTCTGGTTCTTCTGATTCTTCAGATTCCTCTTTGACTTCTTCCTCAGATTCTTCGCTAGATTCTTCTTCGGTTAATTCCTCGGATTCCTCTTTTGATTCCTCTACTTCGACTTCTTCTTTGGTCTCACTGGCCGGTGTTTCCTCTGATTCGGTCAAGACATCTTCGCCATCGAACTCTGCGTCGAATGCCTTTAAGTCTGTATCTTCAGACATAATTTCTCCTTACTTCTGCTGTTAAAAGGTTGCGAACCATACGCTTAGGGCGTTACTCCTGGAGTAGGGAACTCCTGGGTGTAGTCTCCTGGGAGGGCAACGACTACACCTAGCAACTTCCTACTTTGAAAAGAACTCGTGTCTGGGGTGTCCAGATCCTTGACAGATAAACCGTATGCCGTACTGTTTCCAGTGGTGGTTTATCTTGGGTAAATTCTCAAGGTCTATAACAAACTCTTGAGTTTCTTCTAACTCTTTGACCTGGTCTTCACGGCTTAAGGCTTCGTCTTGTTCTTCAAAAGAACTCATTTCTGCTCCTTAAGAGTGTTTTTAATTCCAGAGTCTAAGAGTCTTAAATATTGAATGTATTTCCGTCTAGCCACTAATTCGGCTTTTAAGTCATCAGTTACGGTGGTAGTCTCAACCATTAAAAATTCAACCGACTGAACCTTTGCTATTTCTCGTTCAATGGCTTCGTGGATTAACTCATAAGCAGGGGTTAGTTTGCCTTTTTTGAGTTCTTTGTCTTCAGAGGCTTGTTTCCTGAGCTTAGTAGCTCGGTAGTTCTTGAATGAGCCTGAATTAGCTCCAGTGTATAAATCAGACTGCATTTGAGTTCCTTTCAATAGCAGAAGCTATTTCTTCATCTGAATAACCTTGTTGGGTAGCCTCTAAAATGAAACCTGCCATATTCTCATCTACTCCGTACTGTTGCATTACTGCCTCTACATCGTTTTGAGGGGCTTGTGGCTGTTCTTGAGCTTCCATTGGTAGTTCGGGTTGCATTTGCTCTTGTGGAGCTTCTGAAGCTTGCATTTGCTCCATTTGTTGCATAGGCTGTTGCATTTGTTGCATTTCCATTTGCTGTTGTTCTTCGGGTGAGATGTCGGTGATAATCTTGTCGTTTTCGGTTAAGAGTCCAATTACTTCTGCTAGTAGTTCGCCTTTGTTAAACTTCTTGCCACTCATTTGTAGTTCTTGGGGCAGGGTAGGGTCAGCGTTGACTAGTTCAAGAACCCTGAGAGCACCGTCAAGCCGTTCGGACTCGTCCTTAGCTTTTTCTGGTTCAGGATCAACTTCGTAATCAAACGAAGCTCTGGCATTGTCCCAGATAACTTCTAACTCGTTACTTGGTGGGATTACTTCGCCAGTCTCAGGGTCAACTTGTTCTTGGAATTGAGGGAATAACTCAGGGTTAGCTTTGAAGATTCTCTCTCTTTCGGATTCAGATAATTGCATTAGGTCTGAACCTTGCTTATTCGAGAAGTGAGTGTTAATCATCGACTTAGCTACGGCTGCGTATGTCCTGAATAGTTTGTCTTTCATATCGTCATCATCGACAGATAGATTGGCTTGTTGGAACTTCACACCGGCAGGAGTCTTTGAATATTGGGGGTCGCCAGCTTCAGCAGAGATTGAAGTATCACCTGTTGGGATTAAGTTGTTAAGAGAAGTCTTATACATTGAGATTCTGTTAGGTAGTTCGTTGTAGACATTGTTTCCGAGTTCTTGTCTTCGGACTTCAGCTCTACCTGCGAACCAGACAACATCTTGGCCGTAAACAAATGAATCTAAGTCAGTTTCAGAAGTATCGCCACTTATTAGGATTGGTGGTCGGATTCCTATTTGAGTAGCTAAAACATCAGCTTGTCGCATATAGTCAAGGACATTCTGTGTTCCACCTGCTAGCTTAACGATTCCGATTCCGTAAGGATTAACAAAGTCTTGGTAACAGTACAGATAGTGAACTGGTAAATCGCCAGTTGGGTCAGGGTTTGCCCATTCCCGGACAATCTTTTTAGTAGCGTGAGCTAAACCGTAGAATGTTGAGTCAATTCCTCTTGTAAAACAAAAGGTGATTTTGATTCCACTCTTGGTAACTGATTTGTCGTCTAGTCCTTTAGGAATGTTGTCTTGTTCTCGGTCTTGCTTAGCTTTAAACTTTAGAAGTTCTTTGAGTTCTTTGGTGTCCCAAGTGGTATAAGCTTCTCGCTGTTCTTCTTTGGCGGCTTTCTTTTCTTCTTCTTCGGATTTGATAATGTCTTCTATTTGTCGTTCTGAATAAAAAACATCCCAGTAAATGACATCTGAATCATAATCAGATACCTTACCGGGTTCTAAGTAAACATCGTGAGGGTAGGCAACAATAAAATCAGCATTGGTTTTGCCGTTTTTATTAGTGGTCAAAGTAACTATTGGCACTGAGCCGTAAATAGCACTCTTTCTAACTGCGTCTTCCCATTTAGCTTCATAAGGTGCTTGAGTGTTCGCATTAGGTACGATGTTCTTTTCCCATTCAATCTTGGCAAATTCGTTGATCCAAATATCATTACGGTCTAGTGCTCTAGGTGTTCCTGTTAAATCATTAGGTACAACTCTTTTGGGTAATTTAAAAAGGGCAGCACTAAGGCTACCATCGTTTGTTTCTGGTAAGTTTTCGTCTAGGTCAGGTAGGAGTTCGTTATTGGCTAACCGTTCGTATTCCGGGTAGTCCTTTTTCCATTCTTTACCGTCAGTTTGTGCTTTTGTATAAGAGTCTAAGAGTTTCTCAGGGGTCATTTGTAATTCCATATTACAACTGACTCTACGCTGAGGTCTCAGTTTGCTTTGATTATATCACAATTTCTTACGATAGTACAGCACTATCAACTTCGGACATTTACCGTGATCGTGTCTTATCTCAATCGTAATAGGTGAGTTCTTGGCCATTGAAGCTACATCAACTAGGTCTGAAAGAATAGTGTTGATTGAAGTCTTGCGATGTTCTTCTACATCTACTGTGGCGTGGTCAAGTTGTCCGTCGTAAAAATACTCAGTGGTGTGTTCCCACTTCAAATCATTGATTTTGTTTGTCTTTCTGATTTTGCCGTAGGGTATCATTTTGTCCTCCTTATACATGGAACTTTAGTTTCTTTGGTTTTGGTCTGTTGTACATCTTGTTCATTGGTGGGTTCTCAGTTTGGTACAGTTGCCAAGCTATAGCTAGGCTCATTACTAAATCATCGTGTGATGACTGTTCGGCTTCTGGTCTACCGTTTGGTTTGATAATGAATGAAAACATCTCGTTGATAGTTGGTTTGTCATAAATGCGAATTAGTTGGTTATCTATTGCTTCTTTGAGTAGTGAGAGCATTGCTGGTCTGGTAGCAGAGTTAGTTGAAAAGCCATACTTCTCGGTCTGTTCTAGCCCCTCTGTCGTACCGATTGTTTTTTGTGTATACATGATCCAATCACCATCACGGTTAAGGGTTGCTAGTCTTTGCAGTTCAAACACGCCACCGTTGTTGGTCTCGTAAGCTACCACTGGTCGTACTCCTGTTTGTTTGTATATAGTAGAAAGCTCTTGAGCAACTACTGGAGTCATTTCAGTTGCAGTTTGCTTTGAGTGATAAACTGCCGGGACATCCAGGTTGGTTTTAGATAGGAACTGAGCACAGCTATAATCACCACCGCCACTTGAGGTATCTGCGGCACAGAGGATAAACTCACCTTTTTGATACTGTCTAAAACGCCTAAACATTATCTTCCTTTGACATTTCCAACATTGCTCTTACGCCTTGCTCATAGCCCTCTGTGAAATAAAAAGACTTTACTAAAGCAAGGTACTTGTTACTGGAAACATCTGGTTTTCCGTTTTCTTCCCAGCATTGAATCCATCGTTGCTTGATGTCTTTCATACTTTTATTGGTTCTTTCGTTAATCTGTCATAGTTTCTGAGAGATTCTAAATCAAAGTAGCACTGGCCACTCGTTTGAAACGCATCACTTGGTCGCTCTGGGAACTCTTGTAGATAATCACTCTCGGTTATTGCTTGTCTGCGCTTCTTTTCAAGCTCTGCTTCTGAATAAAAGTCTCTGGCAGGAAAGAATAAGGGCTTGAAGTCTTTGTTGCCCATTTCAGCTTCATCATAGAGTGATTTGAACTCATTGTAGCCATTGGCAGTTGTTTCTAGGATGTATCTACCATTAGGCACAACAGCATTACCAGCTCCTTTGAGTATCTTGGAAAGATTTGGATAGAAAGCTGCTTCTGATAAATGTAAGTTTGTAATTGTTTTAGATCTTCCAAACTCAGTGCTTTTGGCTGTTCCAATAGTGTATCTGCCGTTAGTTGCTGCGTTGAATAACTCAGTTTTGGAATTGTATTTCAACGGTACTTTGACGCTGTTGATTCGTTCATAGCTCTTGATGTAATGTTTGACTCGATCTAATAGTTCCTGAGCATTTTCTTCTATATCAGCGACTACTACACATCTGGCATTTTCCTTAAGGATAAAATCAGTAGTAAAGATTGCCAATATCAGTGATGAAAAGCCCTGTTGTCTAGCTTTAAGAATAATGTCGTGACCACTCGCTTCTTTTGCGTATCTCTCTTGGACATTGTTGGGAGAAAAGGGTACTTCTTGCCCCTCTTTATCGATAATAGTGAAATTGTCTCTAATGAAAGGTAGGTAGTTAGCAAGAGGCTTCATAGGTCGTACTTGTCTTTCTGTGTTATCTGTATTTGGTTGAACTGTACCGCTGTTGGAGATTCTGTTTTAGGTATTGCGTGGCCTAGCCATAACTTAGTAGATTCGATCTGGTTCTTCTCGTCTTCTGCGCTAATAGCTAGCTTGTGTAAGTTGTCTACAATTTGTTTGGTTTTGTTTAATTCAAATATGTTTTCTAGGGCATTAGCTACTTGTGGTTTGCTTGCGGTTCTACTAGCTTCTTCTTGAATAGTGCTTTTCTTAGTAGTTGGAGATACATCGTAAGCTTCTAAATAGGCTTGTTGATACTCTTTGCCCTGTGCTACGCCCTTAACAAACTTGGCTTGCTTTGGAGTGAGCTTAACTTTTTTGTCGGCCATCCCTTAGTCCTTTTTGGTAAGCAAGTTCACAGATTCCAGCTATGATGTCAGCGTAGGCTTTTCTTTTTGTTCCACCCCTCATGTATACCTCTAGGGCTTCTTTGGCTCGGTAGCGATAGAAGTCTTTGTCGAACTTAGGACTTTTTATTTCTATGTCCACGGAAAATCCTGGCTAAGTTAGTTGATTTTTGGTTTAGTTTCATTTTTTACCCTCTCTAATATGCAAAAATAACCAGACGACAAAATGCTCGTCTAGTAGTTTTCGATTACTTTTGTAAATCCAGTGGGGGGAGAGAGCCTAGTGATGATTAACTTGTGCAAAAAGTGACTTTTTTTGTTTGTGATGGGAAAACACAACCCGACTAGCGGGGTAAGTAGATTTCGTAAACTAAGTGGCTCTCTCGGTTAAATGGAATCGTTATGCCCTCATTATAGCAAGATAACCCCTGTTTTGCAATAAAGCTTTGTTGTACATACATCTACACTCTGGTTGTTTTGGCATTGACAAATCTTAGTGCTTATGGTAAGATGTAAGCACAATTAAATCTATCAGGAAAGGGATTATACTGATGAAAAAACCAAGTAAAAGCTCTATTGAGCACCTAAAAACAATCGTAATCGTAGTGTTGGTTACTAGCATCTTAGCTTTTATTGGCGGTATCAAGTACGCTGAGGCTATCCAAGTAGCTCCTCCAGTACCAGTTCAACCGTCAAAACAATAGAGCCGTCACCAAAGGTAGAGGCTATAACAGTGTCGGCTCGTTGTGAACCGTATTTAGCGATTGTCCAGAAGTATGATTGGGATGTGAGAACCGTCATGGCAATTATGGAAGCTGAGAGTCACTGCAGCCCGCAGTCTGCCAATATGAGCGATGTCCATAGTTCTTGTGTAGGGTCTTATTCTTTACTCCAAGTTGGGTGTTTTTGGTATCCGTTTTTCGGGGAAAGTGATTTGTTTGATCCAGAAGTGAACATCGATATTGCCTACAAAGTCTACAAGAGGTCTAATTCATTTAACCCTTGGACTACATACACAAGTGGTAAGTTCAAAAAATACATAAAGCCCTAGAAAACTGGATTATCACAAGAAGTGACAGCTTTTTAAGGCATTCTCTAGGGCTACCATAATTATATCAACTACTTGACAAAACTTGAGCTACTTGCTATAATAGGTGCATAATCAATCATCGTAAATGGATTACAGCGATTGGTTTACAGAGCTACAACATACGCCGAGCAGGATGTCTCATCTCAGCCATAAGCCGTCACTGGTAGCAACGAGAATCTGTTGAAGAAGCCTCACAAGGGCTTTTTCTTTTATGTTGAATGATATTTCTCGAATGCTTCTGATATCTTCATAGTGAGTAATCTTTTCCGAGTTTTTGTGTGAGTTTGGACGGCTACAGTTTATCATCTTAGTCAAACTTTCAGCAAATCATTTTTAAAAGTTTTTCCAGGGACAATTCTTCTCTGCCGTTTCTTCTCTAGTTTTTGAATCTGTAAATCGTTAGTGATTTTGATTAAGTGCTCTGGTATTCCATCTTCGTCCGGGACGAAAGGGAACGCAACATCGACATAGGTCTGTCGTCCGTCTTGGCCCATCTCCAACTGGTAATAACCAATTCCACTGTCAATTAGCCCTTTAACATATCTTGCTGTATCTCCTTTGTACCTGCCTCTAACCCAAATGTAATCAATCATAGAACCACTTAGCCCTTTCTGTAATAACCTTAGTTTCTTTATCGAGTTCTGATAACCGTTCGACCTGTTCGTAACTTCTTGTGATGAAGTCTAGGTCTGCTTTCCACCCACGATCGTTGTCACCACGATGAAACTCTGATTCAGCAGTGTTCTCGATTGCTTTGGCTAACATTTCGTAGCCAGCGTCTTTGAGTCTTTGCCTAATCTTAGTTTTTCGTTTGTCTGTGAGTTTGTAGGTATTGGGGTTTTTATCAAAAAGCTGAATGTAGAAGTCGTAAATCTTTTTGATTTCGACCAAGTCGTTCGACTTGTATATATTCTTCTTCTTACTTCTTCTTTCTTGTAATGTGTCATCTCGTTGTCGTCTCGTTGTCATCCCGTTGTCATCACTGCTGTCATTGGAGCTTTGAAATTTCTTCCAAGAACAGATATGAAAACGAGTAAATTTGTTGTTACTGCTTTGTGTCACCATTTTGGCTTTTTTGAGCCTTAGAAATGCGTTGTATGCAGTCGTTGGTTTTAGACCACTGTAATATGCCAATATATTTCGACCAAAACTACCGGTTCCGGTTTCTTTATCGCATATCAACAACAAAGTGATAAAGACAACCTTTGCATTGACATCGTGTCTTAAAAACTCATTGTCAAGCAGTTGTCTGTGAAGCTTGACCCATCCTTTTTGTCCCATCGCTTTTTGAACCCTCGATATTGTTTTAATATTCTTGGCGGGCTAAGGTGGTTCAATTCGTTATCTTACTTTTTCTTAGTAACGACAAAAAACCCCGTTGCTAGTTGCATTGGGGTCTCGATCGACAATTCACTGTCTATATTACCACCGTAGAGGTCTTTTGTCAATAAAAGAAAGCCAGCGAACGAACTTGCGGAACATTAACTGGCTTTCAATGAATATACTATAGCACAAGGCTTGTGGAAAACAAGACCAAAAAGTACTTGCTTTAGCTTAGGGGTGGGTGTATTATAGGGGTAAGCTTAAGATTTCTCTTAAGAACGAACTTGCACAATTTAGACTAGCACTACCAACAAAAGGGGACTAGTTCTTGTTGTAAACTACCAATGAGTTGTTTACAAAACAGCCGCTCTGGCCACTGAGCTATGTCGGCAAAATCAAGAATTAGAATATCAGATTAGACCCCTAGTTGGCAATAACTTCAGGGGTTTTTTCTTTGGGGTCTCGATCGACAATTCGAGCTTCAATTGACAATCTGGTGAGGTTTGTCAGGGAAGTGTTTACTCAACCGAAGCTGAGAAGATATCCAGCTCAACCGAGGACACAACCACATTTTTAACAACTAAATCGGACTCGGTGTTGGGTGCTACGACTCGTGGAATCGTTTGCACCCAGTGGTAGCCCCAACATCGGGTCTGGAAAAGGAGAACACAGGTATGAAATATTACGATCCATACAAGGAAACAAACCTGGAAATTCAACAACTAATTTTTGACATTTTGAAAGTAGCAATTACGCTTGCTGTTTTCATGGTGGCCCTTATCGGGTTGATGTGTCTATAGGAGAAAAAAATGTATAACGATGTAAAACCAAAGCCAAAAACAGCGTTCGAGTTATTTCTTAACTGGATGAACGACACTACTTCTGAGCTTGTATCGTCAGCTACAAGCATGAACCAAAAAATTAACATCAAACAGATTGATGGTGGCACATTCGAGCTGAAAGAAGACCACTGGGTATGCACCCACGAAGATTCTTTTATCGAAAAAGCTTGCTGTGCAGTTGGAACAGAGGACTGTGATTGCAAGGGCAGAGACTACAAAGTATGCCCCAATAAATTTTGCACGGGATTAGAGGAGTCGGATTATGGACTCTGAAATTAACCACGCAATTATAGAGGCAGAGTTCGCTATAGTAAATGCTAAACTAGACTACCTTATAGACCTCCAAAAACTAGATATGGCTACACCAGAAGAACTACAAGAAAAAGCCGATGCAATTAGAGACGGCCTGAGAGAAGACGGAATAAATGCTTATACGCAACATGATTCGGGAGGAAATTAAATGGAATTAGTAAAAATCACCACTTTAGATGATTTGCAAACTTTTAGTGCAGATGTCAAAAGATTTATCCACGACAACAAAATGTGGATGGACATTCACGGAAAAGGCTATGTGCTGGTAGATGGCTGGTCGTTTATGGGTGGAATGCTTGGTATAACACCAATCATTAAGGAGCTTGAAAACCAATCAACAGACGATCAGATTAAATATCGAGCCTCAGTTGTTCTTAAAAAGAATAGCGAAGTAGTAGCCACAGGGTTTGCAATCTGTACCAATCAAGAAAAAGGCAAGATCCAGTTCGATGAGTACGCTGTAGCTTCAATGGCTCAAACAAGAGCTATCGGCAAAGCTTACAGGGTTTATCTTGGCTGGATGATGAAACTGGCAGGATTTGAAACCACACCAGCCGAGGAAATGAACTCAGTGGACACAACTGTTTCACCAGAGAAATTAAAAAAGATTGTGAAAGAGTACCAAAATGGTGACGATACACCAGACTGAACAAGGGACTAGCGAATGGCTAGCCGAGAGAGTCGGTAAATTTACGGGCTCAAACGCTATAAAACTCTTGAAATACGGCAGAACCGACAAAGCAAGAGTTGAAGCTAACCCCTCTTTCACTGGAAACTACTGGACTAAAAGAGGACAAGACCTAGAGCCTTTTGCAATCGCAGCTTATGAAATGGTCAAGGATGTCAAAGTCGAACGACCCGGATTCATCACTAACGATGACTACCCAGAGTGTTTATTCTCACCAGATGGAATATGCGGGAACACTTTGGTTGAGGTTAAGTGCTTTGGCGAAAAGAAACACACGGCTGTAAACCGCAGGAAGATTCCTGACGAGATTTTGGCCCAGGTGCATTTCGGAATGCTTATGGCGGAACTAGACGAAGCACACTTGGTACTTTTTTCAGATGAAGTAGACGAAAGGCATGGTCTGAAAATCATACCAATCAGGAAAGACAAGAAATTGGAAAAAAGATTAAAGAATTTAATGGAGGGCAATAATGTCAAGAGGTAAAAAAGCAACAGAAGCGGAGTTCTACAAAGTCAAGCAATTGATTGACCTAGAGCTAACTATTGCAGATGTCGCAAGTATCACGAAAAGATCAAACCAATTCATCAAAGACATGATAGATTTTGATAACTTTGAGGACTATGAGCATAGGAATGACCAGCTAAAAGCAAACAAGATAGTCGAGCAACAAAACCTAAATCTTCCAGATGATATGTTCCGACCAGTTGGCGATTATGTAGATAGCCACTTTAGAGCAGAAGTATTGGAAATATTAAGGCAAGCACTTGCTTTTCGGCCAACCACCGAAACAGAAGTCATGCAGTTTATTGAAGACAATGAAAACAATGTTGATTTGATACAAAGAATCAACTGGCAATCTTTTACTAAATTGCCTAAATACAAGGAGAAACACGATGTCTAGGAGTTTTAACCAAGTAACTTTAATGGGGAATCTTACCAAAGACCCTGAACTTTCCACGACCCCAGGTGGTCAATCAGTCGGTAAGTTCTCACTAGCCCTTAACCGGAGCTACAAAGTAGACAACGAATGGAAAGAATCAACTGATTTTGTAGACATAGTTTCCTGGGGGAATCTAGCCGAACGAAATAAGCAATATCTTTCAAAAGGTCGTCCAGTTTTAGTAAGTGGTCGTTTACAGAGTCGAAACTGGGAGCAGGACGGTCAGAAGCGAAGCAAGGTCGAGGTTGTCGCTAGTGATGTGGTTTTTCTTGGATCTAAAGATAAAGAAACAGTACCAAAAGATATCCCGGACGAACCAGTGGATTTATCGGAAATACCTTTTTAGGGAGTAGATGGTGGAAAAACGAACAGACAAACAGAACCGCTCCTTACACCTACTTTTCAAGCTCTTAGCTGAAGAATTGAACCAATCGGGACTCGATATGCGTAAAACCCTTAAACCAGGCGTAGAGATACCCTGGAGCGGCGACAGCGTTAAAGAGTTCTTATGGCGACCGATCCAAGAAGCTCAACTCAACAAGAAATCAACTACAGAGCTTACTACTAAAGAAATTGATGCAGTTTTCGACACTATCACTAGACATATCGGTGAAAAGTTTGGAATTTATGTACCATTTCCGTCAATAGATGAGGTGCTAAATGAAAAAGTCTAGCATCAAAACTCTAAAGAAAAAAGCAGACGCAGCGTTCTCGCTGTACATTCGTTACCGGGATTCAAAAGACTTTATGGGTATCAGAAAAGCCGAGTGTATCACTTGTGGAATCTGGAAACCTGTTAAGGAAATGCAGAACGGACACTTTGTATCAAGAGTTTGCTCTAAGCTTCGGTATGACGATTCCAACTGTAACGCACAATGTTTTAGCTGTAATTGCATGAAACACGGAGACCTTTACCAGTACGCTAAGAAGCTTGACTTAAAACATGGTGATGGAACAGCGGATCGTCTACATAACCAAAGAACTGAGTATTTCAAACTAACGGAAGAATTTTTACAAAAAGTAATAGATGACTCAAAAGAGTACATCAAAGAAATGGAGGGCTAAAATGGCCGGAAAAGCAAATACTTCTTGGATGACCACAATGGTCAAGAAACACGGAAGCAGAAAAGCAGTCAAAGAATGGATGCAAACAATCGGAGCAACCGGGGGTAAAAACTCAAACGATGGTGGATTCGCAAGCTACCAACTCTGTAACTGCGACTTAATAGAAGAACCTCATTACAAGCAACGATGTGCTGGTAAAAAAGGTGGAACAATCTCTAAAAGGAGGAAGAAATGAGTAAACTAAGTTCAATTATGACGATAGTCTTTTCAAAGAACTATCTCTTAGCAACAGACAAAAAAGCCTACATTATGGGTGGTGTAAAAACATTAGATCAGGCAACGGGTCTAATCAACCAAATCAATAAGCCTCTTGAAAACATGAGGTACGAGCTGACTGCTGTCTCTAAAACCAAGAAAGTAAAGTCATGACACTAATTATTATCGTTTGTGTAGTTTTTATAGCTTTAGTGATTGCGTCTGTCTGGGCTTGGAACTATGACGAATTAGACGAATATGACGACTTTGAATGTATTGTAGAGCCTAAAAAGGGGAAAAGATGAGCTTTGAACCAAGCAACAAAACAGTAGGCGTGATTGCTAGAATGTTAGAATTATGCCGAGATGAGATTGAAGTTAAAAAAGTCCAGGCTATGACCAAAGACTACGAAGTAAAAGTGTCTTGTCAGAAGTTAAGACAAGTACTC